ACCAGGGGTGTTGACCGACACCTGAAACTGGAAATCCGGGATCGGTCGGGATGAGGCGGGATATGGTGGGATATTCAAGGGGTTGGCGCTCGGTGCGCGGCGGCTGCAGAAATTGGAAATCGGGCGGCGGACGGGGCATTTCGACACCCGGAATTGGAAATTGGCGGCGGCGGCGGGCGATGGGCGAAGAGGTGCTTAAGAGACCGCATCAGGCCTCTTAAACGCGGCTCAGGCCGAAGAGCCAGCACCGTCACGGGCGGCGCGCGGGCTGATCCTGGGTTTCACGCGCTTTTCGCGCCTCGGACGGCGCCTGCTGGGCGGCGAGTTGCTGGCGGGCCTCGTCGTAGAGCAGGCAGATCACGCGGGCGTAGTCACGGCCGCGCAGCTCGGCGTGGCGGGCGGTGAAGAGGGCGGTGGCGCCGTCAATGGCGGCGGCCATGAGGTCCATGTCGACGATGCTGAAGAGCGTCGGCGCGGCACTTTTTGCTTCGGAGTTAGGCGCCCGAACTCCGAAATCTGAGCCGGCCGTGGCGATGTCCCCGTGTTTGGGAATTTTCTGTTCCAATTCAAAGAGTTGAACGTCCTTCGGGAGATTGACCCTGGCGGGCGAAGTCCGAAGGAAGTCCGGGGCCAAGGAAAGACGCCACAGGTCGAATTCCGAGGGTCCAAAGGTCGGCCGACCGGCTGCCAGCCAGTCGACGGGCACCCCAGAGTAGACGGACAGCATAGTCAGAACACTCATGGGGACATCGGCACCGTCGACATAGCGGCGGAGCTGCTTGCGAGAGCGTCCGGTGCGTTCCGAGAGCAGCTTCGGCGGGATCAGGTTGATGGCGTAGTCGAGCCGCTCTTGCAGGGACATTTTTGTCCCATCCTTCATCTCCCGCAGCGTCTCGGCTTGCCGTTCGGAGGTGATGACCCGAGAAATTGCAGGATTGTCAGGCATTTTTGCTCTCTTGGCGCGGCCAGATTTGGCTTGCGAAGCGGACAAATCTGTCCCATTTTGTCCTGAAGCGGACCCCTCGGGGTCCGGCGATGCAACGGGAATGGGTGATGAGCGCATCTGATTGGCACCGCGAGGACGTGAAAGCGGCGGTCCGCAAGAGCGGGACGACGCTGGTGGCGTTGGCGCTGACGAACGGCTTCACCGAGACGACGGTGCGCAAGGCGCTGGACCGTCCGTCTCCGCGGGCTGAGGCAATCATCGCCCGCCAACTTGGCGTGACCCCTCAGACCATTTGGCCCTCCCGCTACGACTCCGCCGGGAACCCGGTGCGCGGCGTTCGAACCAACGGACGGAAGCGTAGCCGCGCGACGGCCAGGGCGAAACGTCAAATGCGAAAGGCGATTTGACCATGCAAATTCTCACGATCCCTTTGACAGCGGTCCTGGTCGAGGGACGGCTGCGCTCGGTCGATCCGAACCGGGCCGCGGAGTTGGCGGTGTCGCTGCGCGAGGCCGGGCAGATCACGCCGATCGAGGTGGCGCCGGAGGACGCGCAGGGGCGGCACCGGCTGATCGCCGGCGCGCACCGGGTGGCGGCGGCGAAGCTCGCCGGCATGGACACCATCCGGGCCACGGTGTTCGACGGCTCGGAGGATCAGGCGCGACTGCGCGAGATCGACGAGAACCTCTACCGCCGCGAGCTGTCGCCGCTCGACCAGGCGGCGTTCCTGGCCGAGCGGCGGGGGCTCTACGAGCGGCTGTTCGGGCCGGTGAAGGCCGGCCGGCGCAATCGCGCAAAGTTTGCGCAATTGGACTTCTTCGACGACGTGGCACAGCGGTTCGGCCTGCAGAAGCGCCTGGTGCAGCTCGCGCTGTGGCGGCGCAACGCCATCACGCCGGCGGCCTGGTCGCTGCTCGACGGCAGCCGCTTTGCCGAGAAGGGCGTGGTGCTCGACGCCATCGGCAAGCTGCCGGCCGAGCGGCAGATCGCGGTGGTGGAGCTGCTGCGCGCCGGCCTCGCCAAGACGGTCGGCGAGGCGCTGGTCTCGCTCGGCCTGGCGCAGGCGGCGGACAGCGAACAGCGCGAACTGCAGGCGTTGATGTCGGCCTGGTCGAAGGCCGGAACCAAGGCGCAGGGCGAGTTCCTCGCCTACCTGATGAAGACGCGGTTCAGCCAGCTCAGCGCGCTGTTCGCCAAGGAGCGCAAACGCGTCGGCGCGCTGAAGGAGGACGCGGCATGAACAACGTCACCGCCGAGGAAATCCGGCTGGTCGGCGCGCATCTGCTGGAGATGGCGCGCGGCAATGATCTCGGCCCGGCCGGCGCGGTGCCGCGGGTGCGGGTGCAGGTCTATGGGACGCGGCTGTTCGACCTCGCCGACAAGGTGGACGCGCTGGCCGACGTGGCGCGCAAGCCGTCGGCGCGCGAGATGGATCGGCTGTCGCGGGGCTGGCGGGCGCTGCTGCGCCGGGCGCTGCGGCGGGAGCTGCCGCTCTGATGGCGCCGACGATCCGCGGTCACGAGCAGGCCGACCTGCTGGCGTGGGAAGCGCCGGCGCCGGTGCAGAAGTTCGAGCGGCACCGGGTGCGGGCGGCGACGCTGAGCGGCCGGATCAAGCGAGGCATTGCCGAGGCGCTGCGCGAGCACGAGGACCGGGTGAAGGAACGGCGCCGCGCTCTGCAGGCGCATGCGCGCATTTCGGGGACGCTGACATGAGCGCGGCGCGGTCGACTGCCACCAAGGAGTGGTTCACCGCGGCCGAAATCGCGGAGGCAAAGCTGCCGGGCATGCCGGAGACCGAACGCGGCGTGCAGCTGCGCGCGATCGCCGAGAACTGGCCGTCCCGGCCGCGGCAAGGACGCGGCGGCGGCCTCGAATTCCCGCTTTACAGCCTGCCGCTGATGGCGCGCGCGGCGATCGCGCTGCTGGTGAAGCTGGAGAGCGAGCAGCCGAAGCCGCGGCCGGAGCTGGCCAAGGTGATCGGGCGCCTCAACGAGAAGCAGACGGCCAAGGCGAAGGCGAAGATCGCCGCGCTGGAGGCGGTGACCGCCATGATCCGGGGCGGCACGCCGAAGGTGACGGCGATGATGATGGTCGCCGCACAGGCCGGCGTGCAGGTGTCCTCGCTCTACAACTGGGAACGGACGGTCTTCGGCCTGGCGCCGGAGGACTGGCTGGCGGCGCTGGCGCCGCGGCACTCCGGCGGGACGCCGGCGGCGGGGTGTGATGGGCCGGCGTGGGACTTCATCCGGGCCGACTGGCTGCGGCCGGAGCGGCCGGCGTTCACCGCCTGCTTCCGGCGGCTGGAGAAGGCGGCGGCCGAGCATGGCTGGACGCTGCCGGCGGCGCGCACGCTGGAGCGGCGGCTGCTGGCGCTGCCGGAGGCCATTCGGACGCTGGCGCGCGAGGGGCTGGAGGCGGTGAAGCAGCGCTATCCGGCGCAGGAGCGCCGGCGCAGCCACTTCCACGCGCTGGAGGCCGTCAACGCCGACGGCCACAAATGGGACGTGTTCGTGAAGTGGCCGGACGGCAGCGTGGCGCGACCGATGATGTGCGTCTTCCAGGACCTCTACAGCGGCAAAATCCTGTCGTGGCGGGTGGATCGGACGGCGACGAAGGACCTGGTGCGGCTGGCCTTCGGCGACGTGGTCGACCTGTTCGGCATTCCCGACCATTGCTGGCTCGATAACGGCCGCGACTTCGCCAGCCACTGGATCACCGGCGGCACGCCGAACCGCTACCGGTTCAAGATCAAGGACGAGCAGCCGGACGGCATCATGACGATGCTGGGCGTCGCGGTGCACTGGACGACGCCCTACGCCGGGCAGTCCAAGCCGATCGAGCGCGCGTTCCGCGATTTCGCCGGGGACATCGCCAAGCACCCGGCCTTCGCGGGCGCCTATGTCGGGCACAACCCGCTCGCCAAGCCGGAGAATTACGGCAGCAAGGCGGTTCCGCTGGAAACCTTCCTGAAGGTGGTCGGCGAAGGGATCATCGAGCACAACGCGCGGGCCGGGCGGCGCAGCCATGTGGCGCAGATGCGCAGCTTCGATGCGGTGTTCGCCGAGAGCTACAGCCAGAGCCCGATCCGCAAGGCGGCGGACTGGCAGCGGCGGCTGTGGCTGCTGGCGGCCGAGGGCACGCCGGTCTCCAAGCGCGACGCCTCGATCACGCTGCTGGGGAACCGCTACTGGGCGGAGTTCCTGATGGCCTGGCGCGGCAAGAAGCTGATCGTCCGCTTCGACCCGCAGGCGCTGCAGGAAGACCTGCAGGTGTATCGGCCGGACGGCGCCTATCTCGGCGCGGCGCCGGTGATCGAGGCGGCCGGGTTCAACGACGTGGACGCGGCGCGGCGGCACAACGAGGCGCGCAAGCACTACCTCAAGGGCGTGCGGATGCAGCTCGACGCCGAGCGGCGGATGACGATCGACCAGGTGGCGGCGCTGCTGCCGAAGACCGAGGCGGCCGAGCCGCCGCCGGCGCCGAAGGTGGTGCGGATGGTCAATGGACCTTCCCTCACCGCGCCCGCGCCGGCCCCCGAAGAACAGAGCGCGGACGAGCGGCTGATGATCACAGCGGTCAGGCAGCTGCGTCTCGTCCGGGATGGAGACGGACTGGAATGAGTGACGCAATCGAACTGGCGGCCATGGCGGCCGGGCCGGCGGGCGAGATCGACCTGCCGGCGATCCGGGCGACGGTGCAGGCGGTGATGGGTAAGCACCGGATGAGCACGGCCGAGGCGGCGCGGCAGTCGGGCGTGGGCAACTCCACGTTGGCGGCCTTCCTGCTCGACAAATACGCGGGCAACAACGAACAGATCGGCCACAAGCTCAAGACCTGGCTGGAGACGCGCGAGGCGCGCACCCGGGTGCAGGCGATGGTGCGGCCGGAGGCGTGCTTCACCGCGACGCCGACCGCGGACGCGTTCCTCGCCGCGCTGGAGCACGCGCAGTTCATCCCCGACCTGGTGGTGATCGCCGGCGGCGCCGGCGTGGGCAAGACCACGGCGGCGCGGCAATACGAGCGCACCCACCGCAACGTGTGGATGCTGGTGGGCGAGCCGGCGCTGGCCAGTTCCTTCGCCGTGCTGGAGCGGCTGTGCGAGGCGCTGGCGCTGCGCGAGAACTCGCCGGCGGCGCGCTCGCGGGCGGTGGCGCAGCGCATGCAGGGCAGCGGCGGGCTGATCCTGGTGGACGAGGCGCAGCACCTCTCGACGCAGGCGATCGAGCAGCTGCGCAGCCTGCACGACGTGGCGGGCGTCGGGCTGGCGCTGGTGGGCAACGAGGCGGTCTATGGCCGCATCGACGGCGGCGGCCGGCGGGCCGAGTTCGCCCAGCTGTTCAGCCGCGTGGGCATGCGGGTGCGGCGGGCCAAGCCGCTGGCGCGCGACATCGAGGCGCTGCTGGATGCCAACGACGTCGCCGGCGAGGCCGAACGGCGGCTGCTCAAGGCGATCGGCGGCAAGCCGGGTGCGCTGCGCGGCATGGTGAAGACGCTGCGGGTGGCGCGGATGATGGCGCACGCGGCGGAGACCGAGCTGGCGGCGGAGCATATCCGCGCTGCCTGGTCGCGCCTGTCCGACGCCGCGCCGCTCGACGAGGCGGCGTGATGCAGATCCGCATGGTGTTCGAGGCGCCGGAGGGTCGGCGCCTCGATGAGGCGGACGCAGTGGCGCACACGCTGCTGCGCTTCGCCCAGGGCGTGACCTATCTCGGCGCCGGGCCGCGGGCGCCGACGCCGCTCTACGACAGGTCCGGCCGGATCATCGGGCGCGCCTGGGTGGAGACCGACGAGGCCGTTGCGGCGCCAGTGCCCGCGGCAGGGGGCGCGGCGTGATGGCACGCAAGCGCGAGCGGGTGTGGCAGTTGCGGCTGGCCTGCGATGCGTGCGGGCAGTCGTTCGCCTCCATGACGGAAGAGGCGCGGCATCGTCACAACTTCCCGCTGCTTTGCCGGGAGGCGGCGCCGAAGAGGGCAACGCTATCGCGGGGCGAAGGCGCCCCGCTGCCGCTCCCGTCGCCGCGCGAAGGCGCGCGTCTGTGAAATTCTGGCAGCACCCCTGCAGGCAGTGCGAGGGGCGGGGCTTCATCGGCTCCGGCGCCTCGATCGATGCCTGCAGGACGTGCGCCGAGATCGCTGAATTGAAGTGGCTGCAACTGCAACAAGAAAGGCTTCGTCATGGCGAAGAAGATGCGGGCGAAAAAGGCGGCGGCGGTGGATGTGCCGCAGACGCAAGAGGCGGTGGTGGTGGCGATCGCCGAGATCGGGCAGCTGCAGCGTGATCGCACGCGCATCGAAGCCGCGATGAACGACGAGCTGGCGGTGATCCGGGAAAAGCACGAGGCGCAGGCGCTGCCGCTGGCCGAACGCATCCAGCAATTGACCAACGGGGTGCAAACCTGGTGCGAAGCGCACCGGTCCGACCTGACGCAGGGCGGCAAGGTGAAGACCGCCGCGTTCGCCTCGGGCGAGGTGCGCTGGCGGATGACGCCGGGGAAGGTGGTGCTGCGCGGCATCGAGGCGGTGATGGACGCACTGCGCGAGCGGGGGCTGCGGAACTTCATCCGCACCAAGGAGGAGCCGAACAAGGAGGCGATGCTGGCCGACCCCGAGGGTGTCGCCGGCGTGCCGGGTATCACGATCGCGCAGGTCGAGGAGTTCGAGGTGCTGCCGTTCGAGACGGAACTGGCGGAGGCGGTGGCATGATGAAGCTGGCCGACATGCTGATCCCGACGCGGCGGACCCGGCGGCGGCGTTTTGACGCTTGGCGCTGGGCATTGCTGGCGGTGCTGGTGCTCGACCTCTTTCTGTGGGGCGTGGTGGTGTGGGCGCTGGTCGAGGTGATGCCGTGAGCACGCTCGCTGACGACGCCGGCACGCTCGACGCTCATGCCGAGAACCTGGCGGTGGCCGGCTATCAGAACATCGCCGACGAGCTGCAGGTGATCGCACGGAACCTGCGCAAGTGGGACGGGCTGCTGAGCGCAATCTACGATGAGACGTTGCAGGAGATCGCCGAGGTCGAGACGCGGATCGGTGCCCGGCGCACGGCGATCATGACCGGCGACGTCACTCCGCTGCGCAGGAGGCGCGGATGACGATGAGCTGGGACGATCGCACCCGCCGCCGGGGCGGCGTTGTGCGGCCGGGCGACGGGGTGGACGCCAACACGCTGGCCTGGTTGCGCGAGGTGCTGGCCGACGCGCTCAAGAGCCCGCGGCTGACCGAGTGGGAGACCCAGTTCTGTGCCGACATGGCCGCGCGGGCGGTTGAACAGGGCCTGGCGCTGCGGGTGAGCGAGAAGCAGCAGGAGGCGCTGCTGCGCATCGAAAGGAAGATCTATGCCGCGGGATGATCGGCGGTTCGCCCGGCGCGAACGCAAGGGCGGCGTGCGTGTGCCGCCGCCGGTGGCCGACCGTCGGACGCTGCTGGCGAAAGTGCATATCGCGCGCAAGCAGCTGGCACTGACTGAGGAGAGCTACCGCGACCTGCTGCGGCGGGTGACCGGCTTCGACAGCGCCGGGGACTGTGCCGACGGGGCGCTCACCGCGGTCCTGGAGGAGTTCGCCCGGCTCGGCTTCAAGCCGTCCAGGCCGAAGAGCGCCAAGCCCTATGTGCGGCTGATCTACGCGCTGTGGGGCGAGCTTAAGCCCTACCTCAGCAACTCCTCGGACGAGGCTTTGCGCGGCTTCGTGTTCCGGCAGAGCGGCGCGCAGGCGCCGGAATGGCTCGGGCCGGAGAAGGCGAACAAGGTGATCGAGGGGCTCAAGGCGTGGCTGGCGCGGGAGCGGGCGAAGGAAGCGGCGCATGTATAAGCCCGACGGCGCGGACCAGAAGTTCATGAGGACGCTGCCCGACCTCGTCTTTTTCTCCGCCCTGGCGAAATGGGAGCGTTCGCGGATCGTGGCTCTTCAGAGCGCGCGCCTAATTTCGGTCGAGGCCATCAGTCGCTACGCGGCCAACGTGACGCTCACCGACGCCGGCCGCGCGGCGCTGGGGCGGACGAAGGAGCCGGTGGCATGAGCACGCGCCCGCACGCCGGCAACTTCATGGTCGAGGCCGAGCTGCTGGTCGTGGCCGATCCGTCGGCCGAGGCAATGCAGGCGGCGCTGGCGCCGCTCGGCTTTGCGCTCAAGCCGCTGTCGCGCGCCCGGCTGTTCGCCGACGGCCTGCTCAAGGCGACGCTGGTGTGGCGCTGCCGGCGGCGGCGCAGCAGCGTCGCGCTCAACATCGTCGTCGAGACGGTGGTGCTGCAGTGACTGCGCCGATCCCTCCCGAGGCCGCGCGGCTGGTCGATCTGATCGGGATCAACCATGCCTTGCGGCTGATGGAAATCCATGGCGGATCGCGGGTGTTCGTTCCGTTGCGCTCGCGGCCCGGCCAGCGGCTGGCGCGCGAGTTGTCGCCGGAGGCCGAGGCGGCGCTGGTGGAAGAGTTCGGCGGCAACAACCTCGAAGTCCCGTTGTGCAAGGCCTGGCGGGCGCGTATCTATCGCGCCCGCGGGCTGACGCACCGCGACATCGCCCTTGCGCTCGGCTGCCACGAGCGCTCGGTGCGCGGCTGGCTCGCCGGGCCGGCCGATGATCGGCAGCTCACCCTGATCTGAGACGCTCCCGGAACCGGCTCCGCATGCCGGCGTCCGCGCGCGCGCAATAGCCTCGGGTTCGCCAGATCGGCAAACCTTGAGGAAATCAGATGAAATCCACGGATGCGAAAATCGTCCCGGCCGCCGTTGCGGATGCCGGGCGGGTGAAGATGGGCGCGGGCGTCGGCCGCTGGAACGCCGGCCCCGAGGCGGACAAGGACTTCCAGCCCGCCAAGGGCTGATCACGCGCAAGACGCAACGTGCGGTGCCGGCGCCCAAGCGGCGTCGGCACCTTTGCGAAGGGACAGTCATGAGCGATCTCGCGAACGGCGTTGCCACCCTCGAAGGCGCGCTGACTACGGCCAAGACGGTGATCACCGGCGATGCGGCGACGGCGAAAGCCACTGTGGCCAAGGCCGCCGCCGTTGCCACTGCCACCGAGACCGGCGTGGTGACGACGGTCGAGGCCGACTTCTACCAGGAATGGCGCGCGGCGGAGACGGCGATGCACCGGTATGGGCTGATCGCGGCGCTGCTGGCCGGCATCGGCATCGGCTGGCTGCTGGCGCATCTCGGCATTCGGTTCGGGCTGTGAGCGGCGTCCTGCAGGCGGCCGAGGCGGTGGCGGGCTTCGTGCCCGTCGCCGGCCCGGCCATCTCGGTGGCCTTGCAGGTCGCCGATGCGATGGGCGCCGGCAGCTGGCTCTCGAAGCATATCCTGGGCCAGAAGGGCTCCGATGTGGCGCAGGCGGTGGTGGCCGCGGCGCAGGCCGCGATCGGCACGCAGGACGTGACGCCGGCGGCGATCGCCGCACTGCCGCCGGACAAGCGGGCGGACCTGCAAGTGCAGCTGGCCGGCATCGCGGCGCAGCGCGAGGCGGCGGAGCTGTCGGCGCAGACCGCGGCGGAGCAGGCACGGCTCGACGAGATCAAGGCGGCGATGGCCGACACCGAGGGTGCGCGGTCGAGCATGACGGCGCTGGCGCAGGCGCACAGCCCGCTGGCCTATGCGCCGCTGATCATTTCGCTGGTCGCGCTCGGCTTCTGGGGCGCCAAGCTGCTCGGCATCGGGCCGACGCTGGACGGCGCCGAGGACGAGATCCTGAAGGTCGCCGTCACGCTGGTGCTCGGCTACTGGCTCGGCAGTTCCGCCAGGCAGCCGGCAACCGACCTGGCGCTGGCGAACTCCGTTCCGGTCAACGCCGTTTCGCAACTTTCGACGCAGGGAGGAGGCGCGGCGGCCAGCCGCCCTTTCGGCCGATGACATCTGACGCGCAGCGCAGCGGAGCGGCGACGGGAGCGACAGCGGATGCCCTTGCATCCGCGAAAGCGTCCTCCTCGTTGCCGCGGGGTATCCGCAACAACAACCCCGGCAACGTCGACTACCACCCGTCGGACGACCCGTGGGAGGGGCTCGACAATCCGCCCACCGACGGGCGGTTCTGCCGCTTCACCGAGCCGAAATTCGGCATCCGGGTGATGTGCAAGCTGCTGCTCGCCTACCAGGACTTCCACGGCTGCCGCACGGTGCAGGACATCATCAACCGCTGGGCGCCGCCCGCCGAGAACGACACCGGCGAGTACGTGGCGCACGTGGCCAGCCTGGTCGGCGTGGCGGCGGATGCGCCGATCGACGTGCACAAGGCGGCCGTGCTGCGCCCGCTGGTGCAGGCGATCATCGTTCATGAAAACGGCCAGCAGCCCTACGACGCGGCGACGATCGACGCGGGCCTGGCAGCGGCGGGAGTGGTGGCATGAAGTATTTCAACGCCCTTGCGGCCGGCATCATCGCGGCCGTCCGCGCGTCCCGCCCGATGGTGGCGAAGAGCGAGCCGGGCGCGCTGCCGGCGCTCGACGCCTTCCTCAAGGCGGCCGACGACGAGATCGCGCGCTCTGACGGCGGTGCCTGATGTGGTCGATCGACTGGCAGCAGGGGGGCGGCCTGGTCGCCGTGGTGTCGGCGGTCGGCGGCGTCGTGCTGCTGCTGGTTCGTTCGTCGATGCACGGGGTGTTCGCCGACCGGAAGTCCTATGAGGCGCTGGTGGCGCGCATGACGGCGGCGGAGAACCGGCTGGCCGAGACGCCCAACGGCGAAGACATGCGCGAACTCTACCGGCGGGTGAACGGCATCGAGGTCGGGCTGGCGGCCAATACGGCAGCGGTCGCCGGCGTCGGCGACGGGGTCAAGCGTGTCGAGCACATGATGGGGCTTTTGCTGCGCAACGAGTTGGAGAAGGCCGGAGCAAATGAGCCTCGCTGACGTGCTCGCCGAGGACCGGCGGCTGACGATCCTGCTGACGCTGTGCGAAGCACCGGCGGGCAGTGCGAACGAGAGCGTGCTGCGCCTGGCGCTGGAGCGGGTCGGGCACCGGGCCGCGCATGACCTGGTGCGGGCGGACCTGACGTTCCTGACCGACCACGGGCTGGCCAGTCTCGAGAAAATGCCCAACGGGCGCGGGGGCGAGCTGTGGATCGCCACGCTGACCACCCGGGGCGAGGATGTGGCGAACGGGCGCCAGCACCCGGGCGTGGCGCGCAAGGGCGCGGATTGATGGCCAGGCCCTCCAGCATCGACCAGCTGCCGGAGGACGTGCGCGTGCTGATCGGCCAGCTGCGCGGGCGGGGCTGGACGATCGACCAGATCCTGGAGCACCTCGGCGGACTGCTCGACCGGGTGCCGAGCCGCTCGGCACTGGGGCGGCACATCCAGGGGCTGGATGCGATCGGCGAAAAAATGCGCCGCTCGCGCCAAGTGGCAGAGGCGCTGGTGCGCGAACTCGGCGACGCGCCGGAGAGCAAGGCGGCGCGGCTCAACATCGAGCTGCTGCACAGCGCCATCCTCGACCTGCATATGCGGGCGGCCGACGGCGAGGAGATCGACGTCGACGGCAAGGCGGCGCTGGCGGGCAATCCCGAGGGCACGATGATGCTGGCCAAGGCGCTCGACCACCTGGCCAAGGCATCGAAATCGAACATGGACTTTATCCAGGCGGCCGAGGCGCGCGCGGTGGCGCGGACAAAGCGCGAGGCGGCCGGCGCGGTGGAGACGGTGGCGAAGGAGAAGGGGCTCTCGGCCGACACCATCGCGGCGATCAAGGCCGGCATCTTCGGGGTGAAGGCAGCGTGAGCGACCTTCCCTCTGTCTTCCTGCCCTACCAGCAGCGGTTCATGGCGACGGTCGATGCCAACGCCGTGACGGTGGTGGAAAAGTCGCGGCGCACCGGGTTCTCGTGGGCGGCCGGCGCGATCGCGGCGCTGACGGCGTCGGCGACGCGGGCGGCCGGCGGCATGGACGTGCTCTACATGGGCTACGAGAAGGACATGACCCGCGAGTTCATCGACTACGTGGGCAACTGGGCCAAGCAGATGGGCCGCGCCGCCGGCGAGGTGCAGGAGTTCATCTGGACCGACCCGGACCATCCGGAGCGCGAAATCCTTGCCTTCCGCATCCACTTCGCCTCGGGCTACGAGGTGGTGGCGCTGCCCAGCGTGGCGCGCGCGCTGCGCGGCAAGCAGGGCCTGGTGATCCTCGACGAGGCGGCGTTCCACGACGATCTCGAAGCGGTGCTGAAGGCCGCCTTCGCCCTGCTGATCTGGGGCGGCAAGGTGGTGGTGATCAGCACCCATGACGGCGAGCAGAACCCGTTCAACGTGCTGGTGAACGACGTCCGCTCCGGGCGCCGGCCGTACGCGCTGCTTCGCACGACGTTCGACGACGCGCTGGCCGATGGGCTCTATCGCCGCGTCTGCTTGACCCGCGGCATCGAGTGGACGGAAGCGGGCGAGGCCGCCTGGCGGGCGGAAATCGTCGCCATCTATGCCGGCAACGAGGACGAGGAACTCTTCGTCATCCCGAACCCGACCAGCGGCACCTTCCTGCCCGGGCCGCTGATCGAGGCGCGCATGGTGCCCGGCATTCCGGTGCTGCGCTGGACCTGTGTCGCCGGCTTCGACCTGTGGGCGAAGCACCTGCGCGAGGCCGAGGCAAAGGACTGGATCGCCGAGAACCTGGCGGCGGTTCTGCATTCGCTGGATGCGGATTGCCCGCACGTGTTCGGCTTCGACATCGCTCGGCGCGGCGACCTCACCGATATTTGGCCGCTGGCGATCGGGCGCGACCTGGTGCGACGGACGCCGTTCGTGGTGGAGCTGCGCAACTGCCCGTTCGAACAGCAGCGGCAGATCCTCTGGCACATCATCGAGCGACTGCCGCGGCTGCGCGGCGGCCGGATGGATGCCACCGGGCTCGGCATGCAGCTCGCCGAGGAGACGATGCAGAAGTTCGGCGCCTCGGTGGTGCCGGTGATGATGAACGAGCCCTGGTATCGCGAGCAGATGCCGCCGCTGAAGTCGGCCTTCGAAGACGCGATGATCACCATTCCGCGCGATCGCGAGATCGGCGACGACTACCGCATGCTGAAGCTGGTGCGCGGCGTGGCGCGCGTCCCGGAGCGACGGCGCAATGCCGAGGGGGAGCGGCGGCACGGCGACGCGGCGATTGCCGGGGCGCTGGCCTACGAGGCGAGCCGGGCCGAGCCGGAGATCTACGACTACGAGGCGGCACGGCGCGACCGGGTGCGCGAGGGCGTGACCTCGACCGGCTGGAGCGATCGGCCGCGGCCGGACGATGGCGAGCGGACGGCGCCCGGCGGCTTCCTGCCGGCGATGCGCGGGGGGGCTTGGATGTGAGCCGGGCGATGGCAGGCGATGTCGACACGGCGGCGCAGGACGCCGCGCGCCTGGCCAGCGCCGAGACGGAACTGCGGCGGGTGCTGATCCGCGCGCTGCGCGACGTGATCATGCTGACCGACAGCGACACCGCCGTGCGGCGCCGCCTGGTGGCGGCCGACCTGGCGCGGTGGACGCGCGAGGAGCAGCGGGACCTCGACCGCCTGGCCTGGAAGTATCGCCGGCGGCTGCCGCGCCACCTGGCGCCGCGGTTGAACCCGGACGATCCGATTGTTCGGGGGATGGCAGGTGGTTGACGACAACCAAGAGAGAGTGCTTGCGCGGTCGCAAGGGCGACCGCTCGCCTCGCAGCGCGAAGGCGCGCTTCTGGACCAGTTCGGCGCGCCCATCCCGCCGGCGACGATCGCCGCGCTGCGCGAGGAGATCTCGCCACCCGGCGCCATGCATGCCCGGCCGCCGTTCAGTGGCCATCTTGCCTTCGGCATGGAGCCGCGGCGGCTCGGCACCATCCTGCGCGGGGCGGACAGCGGCAACTCGTTCGACTGGATGATCCTAGCGGAGGAGATCGAGGAGCTGTTCCCGCACTATACCGCCGTGCTGTCCAAGCGGCGGCGGCAGGTGGCACAGCTGCCGGTGACGGTGGAGGCGGCCGACCACGCCGCGCGCAAGGGCGGCGGCAAGCGCGGTGGCGGGGCGGCCGGCGGCGGCAAATCCGACTACGAGAAGCATGCCGACTTCGTGCGGCAGTGGATCGCCGATGGCGTGCTGGGCCGGGCGATGTTCGACATCACGGATGCAATCGGCAAGGGCTACTCGGTCTCGGAGATCATCTGGGAAACCGAGCCCGGGAGCTTCAGGCCGGCGGAACTGGTCTATCGGACACCGCGCTTCTTCGAGCTGAGCTGGGTGGACGGCGCCACCGTCTGGCTGCGCACCGAGAACGGCTTCGAGGACCTGGTGCCGCACAAGTTCCTGCTGCACACCCATCGCTCGAAGTCCGGCCTGGTGGTGCGCAGCGGGCTGACGCGGCAGGTGGCGTTCCTGTGGCTTTATGCCGCCTACAACCTCAAGGACTGGGCGCTGTTCTGCCAGGGCTATGGGATGCCGATCCGCGTCGGCCGCTACGGGCCGGAGGCGAGCGAGACGGACAAGCGGGTGCTGTGGCGGGCGGTCTCGTCGATCGCCGGCGACGTCGCCGCCATCATTCCGAAGTCGATGGAGATGGAGTTCGTCAAGGACAACGAGCGCTCCGCCGGCTCGATGCTCTACGAGAAGCGGGGCGACTGGCTGAACCGCGAGGTGAGCAAGCTGGTGCTGGGCAGCACGGCGGGCACCGAGGCGATCAGCGGCGGCCACGCGGTGGGGCGCGAGCACTACCAGGTGGAGCAGGACGTCGAGCGGTTCGACGCGGGGCTGCTGTCGATCAGCATCACGCGGCAGATCGTGCAGGCGATGATCAGCTTCACCTTCGGGCCGCAGGACGCCTATCCGGTGCTGCGCATCGGCCGGCCCGAGGAAGTGCCGCTGAAGGACGTCATCACCGCCATCGCCGACCTCGGCGGCATGGGGCTGAAGGTGAAGGCGAGCGAGATCCGCGACCGGCTGCAACTCACCGAGCCGGAGGACGACGACGAGACGATCGGCGGCGCGCCGCCGCCGGCGCCGCCGAAGCCGGACATTCCGCGGCCGGCGGTGGTGCCGACGCAAGACGCGCCGGACGCACAGTCGATATTGGCGCCTAGCGCTGCGCTGCCGGCGGCGCGGTGGCTCGGCAACCTGATCGCCCGGCACAGCGAGGCACCGCCGGAACTGGTGGAGCAGCTCACCGAGCGACTCGGCGCCGATGCAGCGGGCGCGCTGGCTGGGTTGACCGAGACGGTGCGGCACACCTTCGAGGCGGCGCACGACATGCGCGACCTGGCGCACCGGCTGGGCCGGCTGAACCTACCGCCGGAGGAATTCGCCGAGGCGATGGCGCGCGGCCTGGCGCTGGCGCAGCTGGTGGGGCAGGCGAGCCTCGTTGAGGAGCTGCGGGGCCGGCGCTGATGGCGACGACAGATGCCGAGGCGATCGGCCTGCCGTTCGAGGAGGCGATCGACTTCTTCCGGGGCAAGGCGAAGGTGCCGACGAGCCACTGGACGGATGTCTGGCGCACCGCGCACTCGCACAGCTTCATGGTCGCCGGCGCCGCCACGGATGCGCTCTTAGGGGACTTCCAGGACGCGCTTAAGAAGGCGCTGGAGCACGGCACCACGCTCGCCGAGTTCCGCGGCGACTTCGACGCCATCGTGGCCAGGCACGGCTGGAGCTACAATGGCACGCCGGGCTGGCGCAGCCGGATCATCTACGAGACCAACATGTCGACCGCCTATTCGGCCGGGCGCTATGCCCAGATGACCGAGCCGGAGACGCTGGCGGCCTTCCCCTACTGGCAATATGTCCACTCCGGCAGCAACCACCCGCGGCTGCAGCATCTGGGCTGGAACGGGCTGACGCTGCGGGCGGACGACCCGTTCTGGGAGAGCCACTATCCGCCGAACGGCTGGCGCTGCGGCTGCTCGGTGCGGCCGGTCTCGCCGGGCGGGCTGCGGCGGATGGGCAAGTCCGGCCCCGACGTGGCGCCGCCGATCCAGACGCGGCCGTGGCGCAACCCGAAGACGGGGGCGGTGCACCAGGTTCCCGTCGGGATCGATCCGGGGTTCGACTACAACCCCGGCATGGCGTGGCAGGAGGGCGCGAAGGCGCTGCCGGTGAAGGCGCCGGATCTGCGGCCGGTGAAGCCGAAGGCGCCGCCGGTGCTGCAGGCGGAGGACGATCGGCTGACCGAGGCCTACCGGCCGTGGGCGGAGACAGCCTCGCCGGACGAGGCCGCGGCGCTGGCCGACTACAAGGCGCGCGGCGCCCGGCCGATCAACGCGGTGCTGCGCGGCGAGCGGGACCTGCCGTCGCTGCGCCACCAGGCCGAGCTGCTGCAAGGGTTCCTGGATCGGGCGGAGGCGCCGAGCGACCTGCGGCTGCTGCGCAGCATCGGCCCCGGCGAGCTGGTGGCGCTGCACCAGGTGGGCGAGGGCGGCGTGTTCGAGCAGGCGGGGTTCACCTCGACGACGATCTCGGCCGAGGCCGCGGACGCCTATGCCAAGGGGGGCCCGGTGATCACGCTGCGGGTGCGGCGCGGCCAGCGCGGCGTGGCCTATGTCCACCCGTTCCCGGCGATCCGCTATTGGCAATATGAGGTGCTCATGCGCGCCGGATCGCGCTATAGGATCGTCTCGATGGCGGACGGCAAGATCGTCCTGGAACTGGTGGAACGGCATGGCTGACCAGGTGCATGTGGCGGAGGCGGAGGGCAACCGGGCGGTGCTGATCGCGCGCATCCGCTCGCTGGCGCCGGCGCTGCTGCCGGCCGACCCGTCGGAGAGCACCGAGGACCTGCGTTGGCTGCTGACGGAGATCGAGCAGCAGATCGCCGACTTCGCCGCGGCCGGGTTCGTCGACCAGGCGGAGTAGCGGCCGTGGCCGGCGCCCGGATCAACGTCACCCTCGACGAGCAGGCGGTCCAGGCGCGGCTGCTGCGGCTGAAGGCGCTCGGCGGCCCGGTGACACTGCGGCAGATCGGCGTCGGCCTGGTGGCGAACGTGCAGGCGCGGATGGATGCCGGGCACGATCCCGAGGGCAACGCCTGGCATACGCTCAACCCGGCCTATGCGGCGATCAAGCGCGGGCCTGGCATCCTGCGCGAGGCCGGCATGCGCGGTGGCCTGCAGGGCAGCATCACCTTCCGCACCGGCGCCCATACGGTGACCTGGGGCACGAACAAGATCTACGGCGCGGTGCACCAGTTCGGCGCCACCATCGTGCCGAAGAGCAAGGCGGCGCTGGTGTTCAAGCTGGCCGGCGGCTGGGTGCGGGCGAAGAAGGTGACGATCCCGGCGCGGCCCTATCTCGGCTTCGGGCCGGAAGATCGGGCGACGGTGCTGGAGGCGCTCGACGGCCAGATCGCGCGGGCGTTGCGGTGATCGTTACTCCGGGCGTTTGACGCGGCGTTGCGGCGAGGGTGGCAGGAGTCGGGCGAGCCCAGGGGATGGTAGCGATGTTCCGGACCAGCGTGGTAATTATGGTGTGCGCGGCGGCGCTGTGGGCAATGCCGGCGCGAGCCGACGATAGCGGCGTCGCGGTGCGGATCGACAAGGTGTTCGTCTCCATCGGTCCCGCGGTGGTGGCGCGCATCGTGCGGGCCGATAGCGACGCGGCGATTTGCCGCCTCGAATTTCATGCCGGCGTCGATGTGCTCACCTTCGAGTGGGCTGGCCCGAAGGATGACGTGGTGATGGCGCTGCACCGGCCGTCCTGGATGTTCGATACCGACGGCGTGATGGTCAGGATGCGGGTCTACGTCAACGGGGCGCAGATCTTCCACGACGAGACCGGCGCGCTCATCCCGATCGCCACCGCCGACGCGCGTGGACCCTTCATCACCTTCCGCCTCGCCTTCGACGTAATCACGATGATCTCCCGCGCTGGCGAGATCGGCTTCGAGTTCGTCGACGAGATCGACGCTCCGATGCGCTTCTCGACGCGCGGCAAGGCGATCCTGCTGCCGGCGGTCGAGCGCTGCCAGCAGAGCCTGGCGCCGGCCGCGGATGCCCCGGGCGGCTGAATGCCAATGGCATCGTCGGGCGCCGGTGTGGATATGCTTGACGCCAGACTCCTTGCGGGAGCAGAGTCCGGACGCGGGTTCAAAGCCGCTTGGAGTTCCTGAGTGAAGACTGATCCAGATCGCATCCGGCCGGGGGGCGGTGACGCATGTCCAGGGCGCAAGCCTAAAGGCCATCGCACCCCTACTCCAGGGGCTTTGAACCCCCGGCTCTGCGCGATCGCTCAACTGCGGTTTCAAAGCCGCTTGGAGGTCATTATGCAAGCAGCCAACGACAACGACGGCATCGACTGGTCGGCCCCGGTGCGGCCGAGCTTCCGCGATCTGATCGAGACAACGCTGATGAACCTGCGGCCGGCGCCGGACGTGGCGCTGGTCCGCCGGGCCGCGAACGACAACGGCGACATGGCGCCGGCGATGGAAATCCTGGCGGCGCTGCTCGAATGCTGGGGCGAGGTGCGGCCGACGTGAAGCCGCCGATTGCTTTGCAAAAAGAGCTGTTAGGGCGGCGCGTTCGCGCCGTCCGAGCTGCACGCAAGCTCTCGCTTGCTGTCGTTGCAGCGTTTGTGGGCGTCTCGAAAATGGCCGTTTCGAAATGGGAGCGTGGTGAGGCGGCTCCCGAGAACGCCAATCTCGCACGACTGGCCGAGGCTCTTGGCGTCGAAATACGGTGGCTCGGCGACAAGCGCCCGATTGATGGCGCCGAAGTGCGGCGGCTTCTTCCCGCGCGGGCGCCGGGTGATTTCCTGACCGAGGCGGAGCACGCCGCGGCCCGTGAGGCGGCCGCGCGGCGTGCTGCTCTCCTGGTGCGCCCTCGCCGTCCGGCGCACGTTGAGACTAGGTTCGTAGCGCCCTGCCGGGTGTGTGGCACGACCAACGGGGTTTTGTTCGGGGTCTGCTCGCCCTGTATGGCAGGACGTCCCGTTTAAGAGGCGCTAAAGCGCCCCGCAGGCGCTTGTAAACCGGTCCTGCGGGGGTTGCGCGCGCGCGGAGGGCGGCCGGCGCCAGCGCTTGAAATTTCCGGGCTGTCGGCGCAGCCTGTCCAGACGCCGCACTTGCGGCGGCGAGGTGAGCGACAGCGGTCCGCTTGGACCGCGAGAGCGCTGGCGGAAACTGCTCCGCATGCCGCCGCCGCGGCGCCGCCGCCATCGTGCGGCCATGCTTATTGCCTCCCGCCATTCCGCCCTTCCCGAGGACGCGACGCCGCCCGAATGGGTGCAGCTCGTGCCGGCCGGCGTGTTCAAGGGCCAGGACGGGCGCGGCCCCTACCGGCTGGCCAATCCGGCCGCGGTGATCCGCGCCTCGATGGAGGGCGGCGCCAAGCTGCCCATTGACGAGAACCACGCCACCGACGCGGCGATGAAGTCCGGCCAGCCGTCGCCGGCGCGGGGATGGATCGTCGAGCTGCAGACGCGGGCCGACGGCATCTGGGGGCGGGTCGAGTGGACGCCCTCGGGCGTGCAGCTGATGACCGAGCGCGCCTATCGCGGCATCTCGCCGGTCTTCGAGCACGACAAGCATGGCGTGGTGCTCCGCGTCCTGCGCGCGGCGCTGACCAACACGCCGAACCTGACGCAGCTCGCGTCGCTCAACTCCTCCAACCAGGGAACACAAATGGACCCGATCGCACTTCGGAAGGCCCTCGGGCTGCCCGATACCGCCGACGAGGCGGCCATTCTTGCCGCCGTGACCGCTAACGCCACCGCGGTGTCGGCACATGCCGCCCAGCTCGCGGCGATCGCCACCGCGGCCGGCGCCCCCGCCGGCGCGGATGCCGCCACGCTGGTGACCGCGCTGCAGACGCAGCGGGCCGCCGCGGTATCGCCGGAGACGGTGGTGACGCTGCAGACGCAGCTCGCCACGCTGCAGGCCGACCGCGCCCGCGAGAAGGCGGTCGCCTTCGTCGACGGGGCGATCCGGGCGGGCAAGCCGATCAACCCGGTGCGCGATACCTACATCGCCCAGCACATCGCCAACCCGACGCAGACCGAGGCGCTGATCAACGCCCTGCCGTCGATCCACGCCGGCGGGGTGGAGGTCGCCCTGCACGATGCCCAGGACGGCGACCCCGGCCTGACCGCGGTGGAGCGGCAGACCTGCGCCAAGATGGGGCTCGATCCGAAGAAGTTCGCCGAGCAGAAGAAGCGCCGCCTCGCCGGCGGCAATGAAGGAGGGCAGGCGTAATGGCCCTCACGGCAGACGTCCTCTACAACCGCCGCGGCCAGCCCGGCCGCAACGAGTTCGGCTATCCGCTGGCGCCGGGCGAGATCGTCTATCGCGGCAGCCTGGTGGCGGTGAACGCCGCGGGCCAGCTGCAGCGCATCCAGACCAGCGGCAGCGTGGCCTTCGTCGGTATGGCCGACCGGCAGCTCAGCAACGTCGGCAACGCCAGCGCGCTCAGCACGCCGCCGGTGACGGCGCTCAAGGGCACCTGGGGCATCGCGGTGCCGTCGGCCACCGCCGCCAACATCAACGCCACCGTCTATGCGACCGACGACAACACGTTGACGTTGACGGCCGGCTCCAACCTCGCGGTCGGCTCGCTCGTCGGCATCGAGAACGGTCTCACCTACGTTCAGTTCACGGGGTCCTGATCCATGCCGCAAATCACTGTTCCGGTGCTGCAGAGCATCAACGACGGCGTCAATCTCGCCTACAACTCGCAGCTCTGGGCGGCCAAGTCGGTCTACCCGGCCTTCACCTTCGAGGCGCCGTCGACCGGCGATGCCGAAGTCTATCCGCGCCTCGACATGCTCTCGGGCCTGCGCGAGTGGATCGGCGATCGCGTCGCCAAGCAGCTCAGCCTGGTCACCTTCCGCATCGTCAACCGGCTGTTCGAAGAGACCATCGCCGTCCAGCGCACCGACATCGAGGACGACAAGTACGGCTTCCTCACGCCGATCGCGCAGCAGCTCGGCGAGAACGCCGCCCGTTTCCCGGACCTGCTGGTCGCCCAGCTGCTGCTCGCCGGCCACACCACGCCCTGCTACGACGGGCAGAACTTCTTCGACACCGCGCACCCGAGCTTCACTTCGTCGGGCGGGGCGACGACGCTGGCCAACTATGCCTCCGGCAGCAGCCCGGTCTGGTATCTGTTCGACACCAGCCGCGTGCTCAAGCCGGTGATCTTCCAGAAGCGCAAGCCGTTCGAGATCATCCCCAAGTTCAGCCCGACCGACCCCAACGTGTTCTGGAGCAAGGAATTCGAGTGGGGCGTCGATGGCCGCTGCAACGTCGGCTTCGGCATCTGGCAGCTCGGCTTCATGTCCACCCAGCCGCTGACCGACGTGAACCTGCTGGCGGCGCGGGCGCTGATGGCGAGCTATCGCCGGCCGGACGGCGCGCCGATGGGCATCATGCCCGACCTGCTGGTGACGGGGTCGGCCAACTACCCGACGGCCAAGGCGCTGTACGAGAACGAGTTCATCCCGGGCGCCACCAGCATCGCCGACTATGGCGGCACGGCGCCGGCGTCGCTGGTGCCGAACATCGTCAAGGGCATGTTCAAGCCGCTTGAAAACCAGTGGCTCAATTAACCTGACGGCAGCGCTTTCGCGGGCCGAAGGCGGCCCGCTGTCGCTCCCGTCGCCAAGCAAGGGGCTTGTCAGTGAAGCTGATCATCGTCAATCGCCGGCCCGGCATGATCCGTGGCGGCCGCTCGCACCCTCCGGTGGCGAGCTACAGCGCCGCCGAGGCGGTCGCCGCCTTCAGTCCCGAGCAGCTGGCGGACATTGCCGGCGAGCCGGAGATGACGGTGGTGGTCGGCGAGGAGGTCGCCGTCGAGCAGGCGGCCGAAGTGACGGCGCTGCTCCAGGCCGATGCCGACAAGGCGCCGCGGGCGAAGAAGTAGCCGATGCCCTACGCCTACCCCGCCGACATGATCAGCAGGTTCGGCCAGGTGGAGATGATCCGCCTGACCGCGCCGGCCGAGCAGGACGCCATCGCGGTGGACATTCCGGCGGTGGAGCGGGCGCTCAATGACGCCTCGGTGCTGATCGATACCTACCTGCGCAAGCGCTACCAGGTGCCGCTGGCGGTGGCGCCGGCGGAGATCTCGCGCGCCGCCTGTATGCTGGCGCGCTACGACCTCAGCCACGGCGAGAACAAGGAGCCTTCCGAGCAGACACGCCTGGCGCGCAAGGAGGTGATCGACTGGCTCGGCCAGATCACCCGCGGCGCGGTGCTGCTCGACCTCGCCGAGGTCGAGCCGGGCGATGACAGCTACGCCCAGATGCAGGACCGGCCGCAGATGTTCGGGGGCTGGCCGTGAGCCTCTCGCTGCCCGTTTCCGGCCCGCTCGCGCTCACCGGCGCGGCACTGTCCGACCGGTTGAAGCTGGTGTTCCCGCCGGAGCGCTTCACCCATGGCTTCATGCCGGCGAAGATCGACCAGGCGGCCTGGAAGCAGATCACGCGGCGCATGCCATTCGTCGGCCTCGGCTGGACCGAGGTCGCGGCGCGCGAGGATGCAGGGCGGCTGTTCGATGGCACCAGCCATTGGACCGTCTTCCTGGTGACCCGCAACAGCGCCGGCATCGCGCAGCGCTACTTCGGCGACGCGCTGGGACCCGGCCTGTTCCAGATGGTGCAGGCGGCGATCGGCGTGCTGCACGGCTGGACGATCGAGGGCTCCCCGGACGGCGACAAAGGCCGCATCGGCACCGTCGCGGTGACGCGTGCCGGCAACCTTTTCGCCGAGGGCATCGACCTCGACGACAGCGCCATCGCCGGGCTCGACCTGGTGGCGAAGTTCACCCTGCCGGTCCCCGCGGCAGTGCATGGCGACGAGCCGGACATCCTCAAGACGCTCGGCATCGACTGGCAATTCAACGGCGGGGACTTCCCCGACGTTTTCACAACGGAGGCGGCCTGATGGCCAAGCAGTTCCTGCGGCCCGGCGAAGGCCGGCGCGTGCTTCTCCCTGGTCGCACCGAGGTGCCCGCGGCCGGCATGGAGATGGAGGTGACGCTGTTCGTGCAGCGCCGCATCGACTGCGGCGACCTGGTCGCCCTGGCCGAGGCGCCGCCACCAGACGCGCAGCAAGGCGGAGCGGCGACGGGAGCGACAGCTGCCGTCTCCGGCAGCGCTAGCGCTCTCGCGGCGCAAGGGGCGCCGCTGCCGCTAACCTCGCCGCCCCAGGGGGGCGTCTGACATGAGCGGCAACACCAGCGGCGCGCTCGTCGACCAGACGATCGAATTCAACGAGATCCCCTACACCTGGCAGGTGCCCGGCAGCTATGCCGAGGTGCGGCCGAACTATTCGAACATGGGCCTGACGCCGTTCCCGGCGAAGGCGCTGATCATCGGCCAGATGCTGTCCTCCGGCGGCAGCGCGACGCCGGGGACGATCTACTCGCTGACCTCGGCCCCGCAGGCGGCGGCGCTGTTCGGCAACGGCTCGGTGGCGGCCGACATGGCCAAGGGCTTCCTGACCGCCAACCCCTTCACCCAGGTCGACATCGTCGGCCTCTCCGACGCATCCGGCGCAGCGACGGCGCAGGGCTCGGTATCGATCGCCGGCGCGGCCACGGTGGGCGGCGTGCTGGCGCTCTACATCGCCGGCAACCGCATCGCCATTTCGGTGGCGACCACCGACACGCCGGCCAATATCGTCGCCAACCTGGTGGCGGCGGCGAACGCCATCCCGAACCTGCCGGTGGTCTGTGCCGTGGGCTCGCCGACCAGCACGATGACGGTGACCGCCAAGCACGCCGGCTTCGTCGGCGACATGCTGGACATGCGGCTCAACTACCAGATCGGCGATGCGACGCCGACCGGCATCACGCCGACGATCACGGCGATCGCCGGCGGCACGCTGAACCCGAGCCTCGCCGGCGTGATCAGCGCCATCGCCGCCAGCTGGTATACCGACATCGTGCTGCCGTTCTACGACAGCGCCAACATGGCGCTGGTCACCGCCATGCTGGCGACGCGCTACCAGGCGATGGGCAAGCTCGATACCCATGCCTGGGTCTGCGCGCCGGGCACCTATGGCGCGCTGCTGAGCCAGAGCCAGTACTACAACTCGCCCTATCGCAGCGTGCTCGGCGTCACCAACGGGCTGCAGCCGCCGTGGATCTGGGCGGCGACGATGGCGGGTGTCGGCGTCTTCAACCTCACCAACGACCCGGCGCGGCAGCTGCGCGGCCTGGCGCTGCCCGGCATTCTGGCGCCGGCGCCGGCGGATCGCATGCCGATCGCCGAACAGGAGCTGCTGCTGACCGACGGCGTCAGCACCTTCGACGTCCAGGCCGACGGCACGGTGGTGCTGCAGCGGGTGGTGACCGAGTACCAGAAGACCAACCTCGGCGTGCCGGATACCGCCTGGCACGACGTGATGGTGCCGAAGGTGATGACGCGCATCCGCTACGACTGGGTGAACTACACCCAGCTGCTCTACCCGCGGAACAAGCTCTCCGACGACGGCACGCTGGCGGCGGAATACGACCCCAACGTCGTCACGCCCAAGCGCATGAAGGCGACCTGGGCGGCGCGCTCGCGCCTCTACGAGCAGCAGGGCTGGCTGGAGAACACGGCGACGCTGGCGGCGAACAGCGTGTTCGTGCGGGACGGCACCGACCGCAACCGGCTGAACAGCCAGCAGCCGGTGCAGATCATCGGCAACCTGATGGTGCTCGCCGGCGTCCTCGAATTTCAGGTTTAAGGAGCACGTCTGATGGCGCAGACCCTCGGGATCATCGACCTCGTCTGGAACGGCACCAAAATCCAGGTGGAGAAAGGCGCCACCTTCAAGCCGGGCGGGATCAAGAACAACTCGGTCATCGCCGGCCGCCAGGTGCACCAGTCGCAGGAATACATCGCCTCGGAGGTGAAGGGCACCACGGTGCTGATGGCCGGCCAGTCGCTGCTGGCACTGATCGCCACCACCGCCGGCGAACTGCAGGTGGTCTGCGATACCGGCCAGACCTACGTGATGAACGACGCCTTCCTGGTCGACCGGCCCGACGTGACCGCCGGCGAGGGCGGCAAGGTGAACCTCACCTGGAACGCCGGCGAGCCGCAGGAGCTGCTGTCGTGACCGGTCGCGCGCCTTCGCGTGACCCGGCCGACGCCCAGGTGGACATCGTGCTGAACGATGATGCCGGCGAGGCGACCGGCGAGGACACGCCGGTCGTCGTGCTCGACGAGGCCGCCGCGGCCGATCCGCTGCCCGAGCGCGCGGTGCGCAACGAGGACGGCTCGATCACGCTGCCGCTGCTCTATCCGGTGACGCTGAAGTTCAAGAAGGCGAGCAGCGGCGACGTGCGCGAGGAGACGCTGGAGGAGCTGGTGATGCGCCGGCTGACCGGGGCGGACATGCGCGCCATCACCGCGGCCAGCAACGGCCACATGGTCGCCGTCGGCATCGCCCGCTCGGCCAGGATCGGCGAGGCCAAGATGATGGCGCTGTTCGACCGCATGGACGGCGCGGACGCCAATGCCGCCGCCCAGGTGGTCGGTTTTTTTCTCGGCAGTGGCCGCCCGACTGGCCGCTGATCCTGGCGGCGATCGGCGGCCACTACCACTGGCCGCGGGCTGAGCTGGAGGCCCTGACGGCGGACGAGGCGGCGTTCTGGATGGGTGCGCTGGTAGCGCTGAATGAGCGCTTAAAAGGGGACTAAGCCATGGCTTCCGGCGGAATGACTGCCTCCTTCGTCCTCAAGCTCGAAGACCAGCTCACCAACGGCCTGGTCAAGCTGCAGCGCACCTTCGAGAACCTCAAGCGCGTCGCCGACCGGCTGAACCTTGGCGGCCTGGTCAATGTCGACCGCACGCTGGACGCTGCAACCAACGGCGCGATCCGCCTGACCACTGCGCTCGGCCGGCTCGAAAAGGGCGCACACAACGCCTGGTCGGCGCTGAGGCGCATGGCCGGCGGCGTGGGCGCGGCGATGAAGCAGGCGAGCGAGCGCGTCGGCGTCATCGGCGGCGCGGTGGCGGGCTACTCGATCACGGCACCGATCCGCGCCTATGCCGGCTACGAGAACACGCTGCGCCACATCGCCATCACCGAGCAGCTCTCCGGCTCGGCGGCGGAGGCCGAGATCGTCCGGCTCAAGACCATGCTGAACCGTGACGCGCTGGCCAGCGGCCAGTCGAGCGAAGCGGTCGCATCCGCCTTCCGCGACCTGGTGACCTCGGGCATGGGCGAGGCGATGGCGGAGAAGCTGATCGGCATCCACAGCCGGGCGGCCACCGCCTACAACATCTCGCCCGAGGCACTCGGCCAGGCGGTCTTCGCGCTCAACCAGAACCTCGGCATCGGCCCCGACCAGATGGAGGGGGCGCTGTCGGCGATGGCCTTCGCGGCCAAGGAGGGCAAGTTCTCGGTGGAGGACTTTTCGCAATTCCTGCCAATGATCACCTCGACCTTCGGCAAGCTCGGCATGAAGGGTCGCCCCGCCGCCGATGCCGCCTTCGCGGCGCTGGAGACGGTGCGGATGAACACCGGCGACGCCGGCACCGCGGCGACCGACCTCAACGACCTGCTGAACTACCTGACCTCGCCCTTCGCCCAGCGCAGCTTCGCCAAGGCCGGCATCGACATCGGCGCCGTGCTGCGCAAGGCGGAGGCGCAGGGCATCAATCCGTTCGACGAGATCAATGCCCTGCTGAGGAAGCAGACCAACGGCATGACGCCGGTGCAGCTGGCGCAGACCCTGGGGCTCGACGTCCACAACATGCAGGGGCGCGACGCGGCGGTGGCGCTGCTGCAGCACAGCGAGCACTACGAGCAGCTCCGCCGCCTGTTCGCCGGCATCGATGCCGGCACGCTCAGCCGCGACTTCATCACCGCCTTCAAGGCGCCGGAGGTGCAGATGCGCATCTTCTCCGAGGAGCTCCACCAGCTGAACCGGCGCGTCGGTGAAGGGTTCTCGCCGCTGATGATGCGGGCCAATCTCGGGCTCAAGTGGCTCGGCGACACGCTCGACAAGCTCGACGCCGCGTTCCCGGGCGCTGCGAACGACGTGATCCTCGGCGTCGGCGGGCTGCTGGCGTTGATCGCAACCTTGGGTGCGATCGGCTTCGTGGCGCCGGCCCTCGCCGCCGGCTTCGGGCTGATCGCCGATCTGGTGATGGCCGGCGGGTCGCTGGTGATGGGGCTCGGCAGTCTGGCCATCGGCGCAGAATCGCTGGCCGCTCTGCTGGCGCCGGCGGCGCCTGTCATCGCCGGGCTGATCGGCCTGGGCGGCGCTCTCATGGGCATTCTCGCCGTGGTCAAGACCGATCCGGGCCTGGTGCCGAACAACGGGGACGGCATGTCGCCGGACGGCATCACCATCGCCGGCGTGAACGATGGCAGCATGAAGCTGCCGGGCCGCCCGAAGGACGAGCGCGACGACGATACGCTCAGCTTCCGCGAGCAGCTGCGCGATGCCGGCGTGCTGATCGGCCAGACGGCGGCGGCTCTGATCGGCGCGGCGCTCACCAACCCCATGGCGATGATGAACCCCCAATCCAGTCGTGGCAGCACGTCCAACCGGTTCTTGGACGACTGATGTCAGGCGCGATCTCCAACATCACCGCGGCGATCAGCAACGCCGCCGCCGGCGTCTCCAACATCGCCGGCGCGGTGAGCAACGTCGCCGCGGCCATCGGTGGCGCCGCAACCACCATCGAGGGGCTGTTCGACACGCTGCTGACGGCCTCCTTTGCCGGCCTGCCGTTCTTCATCATCGACAGCCGGCACCAGGTCGGCCGCCGGGTGCAGCGCTTCTTCTTTCCCGGCCGCGACGACACCGAGTTCCAGGATCTCGGCGCGCTCGACGGGCCGATCCGCATCACCGGCCTGCTCGCCGGCGACGACTACATCGCCCAGGCGGCGGCGCTGCACATGGCATTCCGCACCGCCGGGCCGCAGACGCTGGTGCATCCCTGGCTCGGCGAGATCCAGGTGCTGCAGGGCGACAGCCCGCCGACGATCTCGTTCAACCACACCGAATTCCGCATCGCCCGCTTCGAGGCGACGTTCGTGCCCGACAGCGCGTTCGTGCTGCCGCCGCCGGATACGCTGTCGACCCTGCTGGGACAGGTGACCTCGGCGGCATCCTCGGTCCAGTCTTTCCTCGGCGCCGTGCTGTCGCCGGCGGCAACGCCGATGGCGCTGGTCAGCTACGTCAACGGCATGGCCAACCAGGTCGGCGGGATGTTCCAGTCGGCGACGGCGGGTGGCCTGGCGGCCGACGTGCTCGGGCCGGCGGCGGCAGGGCCGATCGCGGCGATCACCTCGCAGGCGCAGGACGCCATTTCGACGATTGCCTCGCAGGCCACGGGCGCCTCGGGCTGGGCGAGCACGATGGTGGCGAACCTCACGGCGCTGCCCAATGCGCTCGCCAATGCCTCGGTGCCGACGCTGGTAGCTGCGGTCGGGCCTGGCCCGTCGGCCGCCTTGCAGGCGCTGCTGGCCGCCGGCGGCCCGACGGCGACGCTTCAGTCGATCGCCACCTCGCTGTCGACCCAGGCCAGCCTCACCGCGCAGGCGCTGGCCGGCGCCGTGCCCTCGGTGAGCACCGCGCTCACCGGCGCCGTGCCATCGCTGAGTGCAGCGGCCAGCGCGTTGTCATCGGCCGCCGACCCGACGGCGACCACCAACACGCTGCTCGGCGTGATGAGCCAGATCAAGGCGAAGTTCGGATGACCGCCCTCGCGCCTGCCCCTGCCATCAGTGCCGGCCTGCGCGCCCAGATTGTGCTGGCGGCGATCGCCGCTGCCTCGGACATCGTCTTCGCCAGCCAGCAGGACGCGAGCGCGATGTGCGACCAGCTGCTGGCCGCGCTTGACCAGGTGATCGCCGACGCGGCGACGCAGGCGGCGACAATGCCGCAGGAAGGGGCGCAGCTGTGGCGCAGCCTGATCGCCGTGCGCGATGCCGTCGCCGCTGACTACAACGCCCAGATCGGCCGCCTGCCGCCGGTGGTGCAGCTCGCTCTGCCGGCGGCGGTGCCGGTCTGGCACATCGCGCAGTATCTCGCCGGCGACGTGCCGAGCACCGTGTTCGCCACCTATCAGGACATCGTCGCCCGCAACGGCATCCGCCATCCCGGCCTGCCGGTGAATGGGCCTGTGGAAGTCTTGGCATGAGGTGGAGTGGGACGCTTTCGCGGTTTGAAGGCAAACCGCTGTCGCTCGCGTCGCCGCGCAAGAGGCGCGTCTGATGGAACCGACCGGCGGCGGCACCGGTTCGGTGGCAGCGGCGGCAACACCGTCGCAGCGCGTCGCGCTCCAGATCGCCGGCGCCAGCTTCCGGCAATGGACCTCGATCGAGATCATCCGCGACCTGGCGCAGATCTCCGGCGGCTTCACCCTCGACTACATCGATGACGGGCGGGCGACGCAGGCGCTGCCGAACGTCCTCGCCGTGCCGCCGTTCTTCCGTATCGTGCGCGCGGGCATGCCCTGCGCCATCACCATCGACGGCGAGATGGTGCTGCTCGGCTTCATCGACGACGTGAAGCTGCGCTGGACCGGCCGGATGCTCACGGCGCGCATCGAAGGCCGCGATCGCGTCGGCGATCTGGTGGACTGCGCGGCGCTGCCGGAAGGGCCGGCCGAGTTCAAGGGCGTCGATCTGCTGCATGTGGCGCAGGCGGTTTGTGCGCCCTATGGCATCAAGGCGCAGAAGCAGGTCGACGTCGGCGCACCATTCGCGCGGCTGTCGGCCAACCCGCACGAGACGGCGCTGGCCTTTCTCGAGAAGGCGGCGCGGCAGCGGGCGGTGCTGCTGGTCTCCGATGGTATCGGCGGGCTGCTATTGACCCAGGGCGGCCTGTCGCAGGCGCCGGCACCGCTGAAGGTGCCGGGCAATGTGCAAGCGGCCGAGTTCAACTCGTCCTGGCGCCAGCGCTTTTCGGACGTCTACGTCAAGGGCCAGACCGACGCCGCAACCCGCCGCGCCGGCCTGGCGCCGGCGATGACCTCGGCGACGACGCCCGGCCCCATGGCCAATGGCTCGACGGTGACCGAGGGCAGCACAATCCTGATGACCGGCCATGCGCACGACCTGGACATCACCCGCTACCGGCCGACGGTGAAGCTGACACGCACCCAGTCGGGCATGAGCACGGCGCAAGACCAGGCGGAGTGGTGGGTGCGGGTCGCCCGCGGCCTTGGCGACACGTTGACCTACACCGCGCTCGACTGGCGCGCCGGCAAGGCGCAGGCCAACGGCCTCGGGGCGCTGTGGCGGCCGAATGCGGTGGTGACCGTCACCGATCCCTATGCCGACATCGACAAGCCGATGCTGATTGTCGGGACGACCTACAGCGAGGGCGCCGACGGTCAGACGACGCGGCTGCGCGTCGCCGGACTGACGGCGTTCGACCGCACCAACGAGGCCGAGAAGCGGCGCCACCGGGTGACCGGGAACGCGGTCACCAAGCCGCTGAGCAGCGCCGTCGTTCCCCTGACCCAGGCCTCCACGCCATGAGCGCGGAGACGGCCGGCGATTTCCGTGGCGCCACCGTGCTCGGGGTGGTGCAGGCGGTGAACGACGCGGGCCAGGCGCAGACGGTCGACGTCAAAACTCACGAGGGCATCGTGCGCGCCGGCATCGAGGTGCTGCAGCCGTTCGGCTTCGCCGGCGCGCCGCCGGCGGTGGGCGCGATCTGCCTGCTGCTGGCCGTCGGCGGCGATCCCGGGCACATGGTGGCGCTGCCCGTGGCGGCACCCGGCGGCCGCTATGGCGGCCAGGCGGCGGGCGAAGCGACGATGTACGGGTCCGACGGCACCCGCGTCTCGATCCGGCAGGGCAGCACCGTCGAGGTGTGGGCGGCGACGCAGGTGATCCTGCACACGCCGCTGGCGACGATCACCGGCAACCTTGTGGTCGACGGCGACATCAGCGACGCCGGCGGCGCGCACGGCACGCTGGCCGAGTTCCGCACCGCCTACGACGAGCACAAGCACCCGGACGTGCAACCCGGCGGCAGTTCCACCGGCACGACGAGCAATCCGACCGCCTGAGGAAGGCGCTCCGCATGCCCGGCGTTCCGCGCGCGCGCGACAGTGCCGCGCATGGCCGACATCGCGATCGCCTACAATCCGACCGCCCGCTGCTGCGACCTGGTCTTCACCGGCCGGGACTTCGCGCTCGATGCCACGCCGGTCTCGGCGCTGCTGATCTCGCTCGGCAGCGACCGGCGTGCTCGTCTCGACGACGTGCTGCCGGATGCCTATTCGGCGATGAACCCGGCCGGGCCGGCTACGCTGCTGGGGCGCCGCGGCTGGGTCGGTGACGGTCTCGACAACCAGGCGCGGCTGATCGGCAGTCGGCTCTGGCTGCTGGTGCGCCAGAAAGCGACCGAGGGGGTGCGCAAGAGCGCCGAGCAGATCCTGGCCGAGGCGCTCGCCTGGCTCAACAGCGGGCGCGGCCTCGCCCTCGACATCACCGTGCGCTGGTTCAACAAGACGACCCTGGCCTACCGGGTGCGCGTCGGCAGTTCGACAGTGACGCTACAGCAGACGGTGGGCGGCGCTTTCGCGATTGCAAGCGCAACCGCTGCCGCTTTTCTCGCCGCGCAAGGGTGCGTCTGATATGCCCTGGCCCGTTCCGGCGCCGGGCGATATCGCCAGCCGCGCCGCATCGGTGCTGGAAGGCGCGCTGCCCGGCATCGACGCGCGCTCGCCAAACAATGTGGCGACCGCCTTCACTCGCGTCACCGAACTCGGGCTGTTCGATCTCTATTTCTACCAGGGCTATCTCGCCGCCGAGCTGATGCCGGACACCGCGGTCGACACGCTGGCGCGGCACGCCAACATCTGGGGCGTGCCCCAGCTGCAGCCGACGGCCGCCGTCGGCAATGCGGTGTTCGCCGGCACGCCGGCGGCGCCGATCCCTCTGGGGCTCACCTTCACCGCGCCGTCGGGCGCCGTGGTGGCGACTTCGGCGAGCGGCACCATCGGCGGCGGCGGCACCGTCACGCTGCCGGTGGTCGCCACCGTGGCGGGCAGCGCCGGCAACCTGCCGGGCGGCACGGTGCTCACCATCGTCAGCCCGATCGAGGGGCTCAATCCGCAGTCCTGCACGCTCGACAGCAACGGCCTCGCCGGCGGCACCGACCTGGAGGCGACCGAGAGCTGGCGTGCTCGCATCCTGGCGTGCATCCGCCAGCCGGCGATGGGCGGCGCCCCGGCCGACTATGCCACCTGGGCGCAGGAAGTGCTGCCCGGCTGCTACGTGCAGGTGGTGCCGAATGCCACCGGCCTCGGCACCGTTGCCATCTGGATCGCCATGCCTGGCCCGGCGGCGGCCTCGCCGGCCGAGGTGACGGAGGCACAGGCCTACATCAACACCGTGCGGCCGGTGACGGCGGCGGCGACGGTGCAGGCGGCGAGCCTGGTGCCGATCAACGTCACCCTGCACCTGATCCCCGACACGCCGACCATCCGCGCCGCGGCGAGCCAGGCGCTGGCGCTCTCCATTGCGCAGGACGCGGCGATCGGCGGCACGATCTATGTCGAGCGGCTCGACACCGCCCTCAGCACCGACGGCGGCTTCGCCTGCGACATGAGCGTGCCCTCGGCCGATGTGGTGCTGGCCACCGGGCAGATCCCGGTGCTCGGCACGGTGACGTTCGTCTGATGCGCACGCCGCAACAGGTCCAGTCCGAGCTGCTCGACGTCTCGCCGCTGGGCTGGGCGTGGAACCACGATCCGGCCGGCCTGTGGGCGACGGCGCTGCTGCCGATCGCCAACGAGATCTCGCTGGTCGAGGGCTCCGGCGAGGCGATGCTGCTGGAAGTCGACCCGCGCAACGCGGTGAACCTGCTGCCGGACTATGAACGCGTGCTTGGGCCGGACCCGTCCGGCGCCGCACCGCCGACGGCGCTGGCCGACCGGCAGGCGCTGGCCTACCAGCGCTGGACGGCGCGCGGTGGCCAGTCGATCGCCTTTTTCACCGCGCTGGCCGCCGCCCGCGGCATCGCCATTACCATCACCGAGCACCCGGTGCCGCAATGCGGCGGCGTGGTCTGCGGTGGCGCGGCCTGCGGGGCGAGCCCGACGCAGTTCTACTGGACGGTCAACGTGCCGCTCGACCGGCTGACGCCGGCGCAGTGCGGCGGCGTGGTCTGCGGCGCGGCGGCCTGCGGCGGCACGGTCGAGCCCACCGGGCTTGAGGCGCTCTTCCGCCTCTACCAGCCGGCGCACACGCAAGTCCTGTTCAATTACACCGGCTGAGGAACCCCATGGATCGCACGACAGCGGCCAACTACGTCACCGTCTCTGGCAAGCGGCAGTTCATCGACGTCAACCCGGCGACCTCGACGCCCGGCACCGAGATGACGGCCGAGGACTGGAACCAGTGGATGGAGGAGCTGCTCGGGCCGATCGAGGGCACCGGGATCGTGCCATCGAGCAGCAACGTCAAGCAGCTCTGGCAGGCGCTGAAGCGGATCGCCGGCGGCAATGTCGGCGCGGTGGTCACAGCGAGCGAGACGCTGACCGCCGACAATGCCGGCCTGGTGGTGGTCAACGCCACCAGCGGCAACATCGTGCTCACCCTGCCGCTCTCGGACTCGGCCGGCGGCGTGCCGTTCAACTTCCACATCGCGCGCATCGACAGCGCGCCGGCCAACACGGTGACGCTCGCCTTCGCCGGCACGGACGGGATGCTGGTCAGCGGCATGCCGGCGACACTGGCGCCCGGCCAGGTCCTGCATGCCGGTGCCTCGGGCGGCACCACATGGCTGTCCTGGCTGGAGACGCAGACCGGTTCGGCCGACCTGGTGACCACCGCGGGCTGGGAGAAGCGGCCGACCGGGCTGATCGAGCAATGGGCGCAGGGCCTCTCGACGACGGGCAACGGCGATACGGTCAGCTTCCCGATCGCCTTCCCCACCGCCTGCGCCGGCGTGGTGCTGAGCGAGCGCAACGCGAGCGGCGGCTGGGTCGGCACGACGGGCGCGACGCTCTACGGCGCCAGCGGCGCAACGGCGAGCGGCTTCACGCTCTTCGCCCGCGGCATCAGCGCGACCGGCGCGAATGGGCCGCAGGGCGGGATCTCCTACTTCTACCGCGCGCTGGGGTGGTGACATGCAAACCCGTCCCGTCCAGCAGACCCGGCTCAAGCAGGGCGCCTCGCTGGCGCTAACCGTCGCTTTCTTCGACGACTACGGCAACCCGCTCGATCTCACCGGCGCCACCGTGGCCTGCCAGGTGCGCGACCCCACCAACCTGCTGGTGGCGACCCCGACGCTGGCGGTGACCCCGACCGCCGGCACCGTGGCGCTGTCGGTGCCCGACACTTCGGCCTGGCCGATCGGCCTGCTGCGCTGCGACGTGCGGCTGTCGATCGCGGGGACGACGAACTTCTCCGACACCTTCGGCATCCTGATCGAGCCGGCGGTGACGGTGACGACATGAGGATCTCGGTCGGCCAGACCCCGGCGACCCTGCCGCACGGTATCCCCGGCGGCCTGAACGAGTATGCCGCAGTCGAGGCGTTCGGCGCCGTGGGCGACGGCGTGACCGACGACACGGCAGCCCTCAACGCCGCCATCGCTTCCGGCCGGCCGCTGCTGTTCGGCCCGCGCACCTACTGCGTCTCGGGCCAGTGGACCATCGCCGCCTCGGTGGTGATGCTCGGTGCGCCGGGGCAGACGACGATCAAGCGCCTCACCCAAACCGGCGGCGCCTTCATCGCCTTCCAGGGTGCCAGCTTCATCGCCGAGGGCATCATCTTCGACGCCAACGGTGCCAGCATCGCCGTCGACAGCTGGGGCGTGCTGATCCAGAGCGCCTGCACCTACACCGACCTGCTGCGCTGCCGCTTCCTCAACGCCTTCGGTCCGACGCTGGGCTACGGCCTGGTGATCCAGGCCTCGGACCCGGCGATCTGCCGGCACTCCATCCGCGCCTGCGAATTCACCGGCAATACCCTCGACGGCATCTGGGTGCAGGCGGTGCGCGGCGTCGAGGTGCTCGGCTGCATCAGCCACGACAACGGCCGCTACGGCATCAACGTCGATTTCAACGACCCGACCTTCACCCAGAAGGTGCATGTCGGCACGGTGCTGGGCTGCCGGGCGTGGAACAACCAGCGCGGCATCAACATCGGCAATTTCGACGCGACCAACCTGGTGCCGGCGACCTGGGGCACCGCCAACCCCGACGTGATCAGCTTCTCGGCGGTGAACAACGTCGTCCACGACAACACCATCTACGGCATCGCCGCCTCCGGCACCGGCCTGCTGATCTCCGACAACGTTCTCGAGAACAATGGCGCGACGCTGAACGGCGCGGGCATTCTTGCCAACGTCTCGGACAGCACGGTTCGGGACAACGTCGTGCGCGGCAGCTCCACCTTCGGCATCGACGCCGGCGGCTCGGTGGGGGCCGACCTCACCGGCAACACGGTGGACGGCGCCTTCTCGACCGCGATCAACCCGGGCGGCAGCGTCAACACGCGGGTGCGCGGCAACACTTTGCGCAACTTCGCCAATGCCGCCGTGCAGGTGCAGAACGTCGAGACCGACGGCAACGGCAACGCCTTCCCCACCGCCTGCGTCGGGCTCTCGATCGAGAGCAACGACATCGAGATCTCGGGCACCACGGCGCTCGGCGTGGTGGTGCTGGACGGCGCGCAGTGCGTGCTGGTGGCGGGCAACCGCTTCGTCGGCAGCGGGGGCGCCATTGCCGCGCAGTGCCTGCAGGCGAGCACAGATGGCGTGCTGATCGGTGGCAACCTGTTCAACACGCTGCCGCGCTTCACGGCCAACCCGACGGAGCTGGGCGGTTCCAACAGCCTGGTCTTCCCGGACATGGCCGACGAGCTGCTGATCGGCGCGGCCTCGGCCTCGGTGCAGGCGATGCTGTCGAGCTTCCAGGCGGCGAGCCTCGGCCAGGTCGCCTTCATCAAGGTGACCGCCGGCGGCAGCGGCTACACCACGGCGACGGTGGCGATCGGCGGCACCGGCAGCGGCGCGGCGGCGACGGCGCTGATCTTCGGCGGCGCGGTGATCGGCGTGATGATGACCGCGCGCGGCAGCGGCTACGGCCCGCTCGGCACCGTGGTGCCGGTGACCATCAGCGGCAATGGCAGCGGGGCAACAGCGAGCGCGATCGCCGGCATCCCGGTGCCGGACGGCCGGCGGCTGCGCATCCAGTGCGGCGTCGCGGTCACCTTCGCCTACGCCAGCAGCCTGCCGCTGCAGGACAATCCGTCCAGCGCGGATCTCGCCATCGCCGCCCGCTCGGTCGTCGAGTGGGAGGGCATCGCCGGCGCCTGGCGTCTCGGCTCGGCGGGCGGTGCAGGCGGGGGCGGCGGGTCCTACACGCTGCCGGCGGCGACGGGGTCGACGCTCGGCGGTGTGGTGGTCGGCGGCAATATCAGCAACAGCGGCGGCACCATCAGCCTGACTGGCGCCAACGTGACGGCGGCGCTCGGCCTCGCGCCGGTGAGCGCGGCCGGGGCGGCGGCGGCAGCGCCGGTGCAGAGCGTCGCCGGGCGCACCGGCGCGGTGACGCTGAGCCATTCGGACCTGACCGACTGGGCGAGCGCGACGGCTGCCTTCACCTACACGCTGCCGGCGGCAACGGGGTCGGTCCTCGGCGGCGTGGTGGTCGGCGGCAACATCAGCAACAGCGGCGGCACCATCAGCCTGACCGGCGCCAACGTGACGGCGGCACTCGGCCTCACGCCGGTAAGCGCGGCCGGGGCGGCGGCGGCAGCGCCGGTGCAGAGCGTCGCCGGGCGCACCGGCGCGGTGACGCTGACGCACAGCGACATCACGGACTGGGCCAGCTCGATGGGGACCGGCCCGGTCACCGGCAGCGCGCCGACGCGGGTGCAGGCGACCTATCTGCGAAACACCGGCGGGGCGACGAACAACCTGGTGCTCGGCACGGCGCCAACGCCGGGCAACCTGCTGGTGGCCATGCTGTCCGGCTACGCCGGCTCAGGTTCGCAGCCGACCACGCTGACCGGCTGGAAGTATCAGGGCGAGGCGACGGCGACGAACAACGTCTGCTCGGTGTGGACCCGCGTGGTGCAGAGCGGCGACGGCACCACCTGGAACTTCACGCAGAGCAACAATGGCTTGCTGGCGCTGTTCGAGTACTCCGGCTGGACGTCCGTCTCGATCAACACCGGCAACCCGGTGGTTGGCACCAACACCCAGACGTCGCTGGCGTTCGGCGGCGGCGGCCAGCCCTATTGCGACCATCTGCTGATGATGGAGAACGACAGCATCGTCGCCTTCTCCGTCAACACTACATTGTCGCCCGAGCTGGTGATGCTCGACGCGCCAGCCGACGGCAACAACCACGGCGCCTTCATCGGCTCGCTGCCGGGCTCCTACACCGGCGTGGTCACCGTCAATCAGTCGGCCACACCGGTGAACGCCGTCTACGCCGCTGTGACCATCTGGGGGCAGATCGGCGCCGGCACGCTCGGGCTGCCGGTTTCCACCACCTACACCGCCTCCGGCGCCATTGCGGTGACCGATGCCATCTCGCTGGTGAACGCCGCCAGCGCGGTGACGATGACGCTGGGCGCCGGCGCCACCGATGGCCACGTGCTCGTCGTCAAGCGCTTCGGCGCCGGCGCGGTGACACTGACGGGGACGATCGACGGCAGCTCCACCACCATCAACATGAACTCGGCCTCGGTGAAGGAGGGCGCCATGCTCGCCTGGAACGCGGCGAATTCGACCTGGCTGCTGACGTAGGAGCCCGCGCATGACCCTGTTCGCCAACAACCCCAACACCGGCATCGGCGCGCTGACCGCGGTGCCGGCGGCAAGCTCCAACGGCACCGCGCTGGGCACGATGCCGACGGGCGCGGTCGGAACACGGCTCTATCTGGCCAGCGGTGACAGCGTCACCTTCACCATTGCCACCAGCGCGCCGAGCAGCCCGCCGTCGGCCACCTTCACCGTCTCGGGCAGCACCACCGGGCCGAACTGGGACGAGGCGCTCGCCGGCGGCGCCATGATCTATGTGACCGCGACTGCAGGCTCACCGCACTTCCGATGGTTCTGAGGTGACAGCGCTCTCGCGGGTCGAAGGCGACCCGCTGCCGCTTGGCTCGCCAAATCCTGAGGGGATTTGTCTGTGACGATCTACTACACCTCGAACGACGCCTCGATCGGCTTCGATGCCACCAGCGCCGGCTCGGTGCCGACCGATTGGGCGGCGAAGGTCGGCACCTGGCAGGTCGGCACGGTCAATCCCACCGGCGCGCACACCCACACATTCGGCAGCACCACCCACGGCGACGGCGACGTCGCGCTCAACACCGGCATCTCGGCTGTCGCCGATATGTCGCTGCTCTACGCCCAGCAGATCCCCACCGGGACGTGGGCGGGCACGTCGTCGCCGAACATATCGATCGTGCTGCGCTCGGACAGCGGCAACGCCAACAACTACACCATCGTGCTTTCGAACACCGGGACCGCCGGACAGGCGAAATACATCGCCTTCAAGAAGGTCTCCGGCGGCTTCTCCGTCATCAACAATGCCGGCGCCCTGGCCGGCAACGCCGCCGGCGCCACCACCTGGTCGCCCGGCACCACGATGTGGATCAGGGCGCAGGTCCAGGGCACCACGATCAGCCTGCGCGCCTGGCACGCCGGCAGCAGCGAACCCTCGACCTGGGACCTCTCGTTCACCGACAGCTCGATCAGCGCCGCCGGCTACGCCGGGTTCTACTACTCGCTCGACACCGGCTCGGCGATCGCCATGGGCGTCGACGAGGTGCAGGTCCAGTCGATCGGCGCCGAGGCGCTCGGCGTCACCACGCCGGGCACGCAAACCGCCGGCGTGGCGATGACGGTGAGCGGCACCTACACCAACGGGCCGCCCAGCTCGCTCGCCTACGAGTTCGACGGCGGCAGCTGGACGACGGCGAGCAGCCCGACGATCAGCGGGGGCACCTGGAGCTTCAGCGTCACCGCACCGGCGGCCGGCAGCCATACGGTGGGCGTGCGCGACCCGAGCGACACCACGACGGCGGTGATCTCGGGCAGCTTCACCACCACGGCGAGCGAGACCATCGCGGTCAACAACCCGGGCTCGCAGACCGCGGGTGCGCCAATGACGGTGACCGGCACCTATGCCAACGGCACGCCCACCGCCCTCGATGTCGAGTTCGACAGCGCCGGCTGGTCGGCCGCCAGCAGCCCGACGATCAGTGGCGGCACATTCAGCTTCAGCGTCACCGCGCCGGCGGCAGGCAGCCACACGGTCTCGGTGCGGGACCACGCCAACACCTCGGCCTCCGGCACCAGCAGCAGCTTCACCGTCAGCAGCGCGGCCACCATCAGCGTGACGACGCCGGGCCCGCAGATCGCCGGCCAGTCGATGACGGTGAGCGGCAGCTATACCGGGACGGCGCCGACGGGCATCAACTACGAGTTCGACAGCAGCGGCTACGTCGCTGCGAGCAGCCCGACGATCGGCGGCGGCACCTGGAGCTTCACCGTCACGGCGCCGGCCTTTGGCAGCCACACCATCAGCGTGCAGGAGGCCAACAGCACCTCCACCACGGCGACCTCGGGCAGCTTCAACGTCAACGTGGCGCCGAACAACGCCGCCATCGCCTATTCGCCCTACACCTGGAATGTGACCGGGGCGGCGGCCAGCACGATCGATGCCGGCGCCTATTTCCGCACCTTGTTCAGCGGCGCCAGCTGCACGCTCAACTTCAACGTGGCGAACATGGCCACGCCGGCTTCGGAGATCTGGTGGCGCATCGACGACGGGCCATGGACCGAGGCTGCGGTGGCGGCGACAGTGGCGCTGAGCATTCCCAGCACGACCGCGAGCAACGCTGATGTGCCCTACCACCTGCTCGAAGTGGTGGTGAAGTCGACCACCCAGACCGCCAACCGCTGGAACAGCGTCGGCAGCGCGACCGGCACGGCGGTGATTTTCACCGGCCTCACCCTCGCTTCCGGCGCCGCGGTGGTGGCGCCGCTGACGGCGCCGCTCGACATCCTCTGCTTCGGCGACAGCATCACCGAGGGCGTGCGGGCGCTGGGCGAGAGCGCGGCCAACGACACCGACCAGAACGACGCGCTGCTGAGCTGGGCCTATCGCCTCGGCCAGCTGCTTGGCGCCGAGGTGGGGCTGGTCGGCTTCGGCTCGCTCGGGCTGTCGGTGACGGGTTCGGGCAACGTGCCCATTCTCGGCAGCAGCTACAGCCTGCTTTACGCCGGCCAGGCGCGCAGCTTCTCGCCGACGCCGAACCTGGTGGTCATCAACATCGGCACCAACGACAGCACGACCAACACCGTCGCGGCGATGACCGGGCTGCTGAACGGCCTGATCAGCGCCTGTCCGGGCACGCCGATTGCGGTGCTGCGGCCGTTCAACGGCAACCAGGCGGCGAACCTGCAGAGCGCCATCACCGCCTGCAACGCGCCGACCCAATGCCACTGGATCGACACCACCGGCTTCTTCAGCACGACCTATGGCTCCGACAGCCTCAACCTTCATCCCTCTGGCCCGAATGGCGTCGGCCGTATCGCGCCGCAGGTCGCCGCGGTGCTGCGCCCGCTCGTCGCCGGCAGCACCGCCAAAAGCTTCCGCGGCGGCTTCCAGCGCGGGCTGCTGGGGTGATCCAATCCCGCCGGAAGGCGGGGGCCAGGGCTGTCTCACCAGCCTCAGCCGCGCGGCGGGCACCGCGCACGGATGAACCGTCCCGCCCACTCCCGCAGGATGCGGGCGCGGGCACGGTGATCGGGATTGATGAATGAAGCCCTACCCACCAACTGAGCCGGCCGCGGGCTATATCGGCGGCAAGCGCAACCTCGATCGGCTCCACATCCCGCGGGAAGGTCGGCGAGCTGCTGATCACCAACCGGCCGTGATCAGCAGCAGTTGAAGGGGGGCTTAAGACCCCCCTAAGCTGCGCTTATGAGACCGCGAAAGGTTCCAAAAGCAGTTGGCGAGATTTCCAAAACCTGCTGGCGCGCTACACCCGCCCTGCTGGTGCTCGACGCCGTGGTGGACACCGCCGGCCCGGGCGGCGCGCGGTCCATCGCCCTGGCCGACTTCATCACCGGCCCACGGCAAACCGCCCTCGGCCCCGGCGACCTGGTGCTCGGCCTGCGCGTGCCGGCGCGGCCCGGGCGGACGGCGTTCCGCAAGCTCGGCGCGCGGCGCTATCTGGTGATTTCGATCGCCATGGCGGCGGTGCGGCTGGAGATCGCCGACGGCATCGTCGCCGACGCACGCGTGGCCGTTGGCGCCTGCGGCCCGGTGGCGCGGCGACTGCCGGCGGTCGAGGCCTCCCTGCTGGGCGCGCCACCCGATCCCGATCGCGTCCGCCCGGAGGATTTCGCCGCCCTCGCGCCGATCGAGGACGTCCGCGCCACCGCCGCCTACCGCCGCGCCGCCGCCGTCGAACTGGTCCGCCGCGCCGTGGCGGAC